GGGTGGCTCACCCGCAACGAGGTGCGCGAGAAGGAGGACATGAATCCGCTCGACGGACTCGACGAGCCGCTCGCGCCGCTCGCGCAGGGTCTCGCCGCGCCCGACGGGACGATCATCGCACCGCGCCCGGCGGCGGGCGGGACGCCTCCGCGTCCTCCCGCGATGCGCGCCCTCGAGCTCCGCGCGCGCACCTCGGCCGACCGCCGCGCCGCGGCCGCCGCGCGAATGCGGCCCGTCTTCGAGGACCTGGTCGTCCGCGTCCTCCAAGGGGAGACCGACAAGGTCCGCGAGCTCCTGCGCCGTCACCTCGGCGCCGAGGAGGAGCGAGCCGCGCAGGACGGCGCGAAGCTCGAGGCGCTCCGCGCCGACCTCGAGCAGCTCTACGCCCCCGAGAGCTCCTTCCGATCGGGTCTGTTCGTGCGCTTCCTCCCGGCGACCGAGGCCGTCGCGGGGACGCTCTTCGAACTGGCGGCCGACGAGGTCGACGCCGAGACCGACCGCGCGGACCTCCCCGAGTTCATTGCCGCACTCGCCGCCGCCGCCGCCGCGCGCTACGCGCTCCGCTCCCTCTCGAACCTCCAGGCCGCGCTCGAGGCCGACCCGGCCGACGCGCGCGCCGCGATCGAGGACGTTTTCGAGACCTGGAAGGAGCACCGCCCGGCGGTCGTCGCGCGCCGCGAGACCGTCCAGCAGGCCCGCGCCTCGGCGCGCGAGGCCTGGCGCCGCTCGGGCGTCCAGCGCCTCCGCTGGGTCGCGCGGGGCTCCGAGACGTGCCCGTTCTGCCGGCGGATGGACGGCCGGATCGTCGCCATCGAAGGGCCCTTCCTGGGCGAGGGCGAGGAGCTCCCGGGCGCGCAGGGCCGCCCGCCGCTGCGCTCGGCCCACTCGATCCTCCACCCGCCGCTCCATCGCGGCTGCGACTGCGAGATCGTCCCTGCGTAGGAGGTCCCCGCCATGCCCGCCCTGAAGAAGAAGCGCGTCGTCGAGTTCCCGCGCGAAGGCGTCCACGACACGCCCCTCGAGCTCTCCGAGCTGCAGGTCGAGACTCGCAAGAGCGGCCGGCTCACCCGAGTCTCGGGCTACGCCGCCATCTTCGACACGCCCTATCGGCCCTGGGCCGACGACCCGACCCGCATGGAGATCGTCCGTCGCGGCGCCTTCACCCGCTCGCTCGAGCAGCGCGAGGTCGAGGGAAACTGGGATCACGGCATGGCCGGATTCTGGGGCTCGACGGCCAAGGAATCGGGCAACGGCTCGCTGCGCGTCTGGGAGGACGAGCGCGGCCTCCGCTACGAAGGCGTCCCGAACCCCGACAACGGCGTGAACCGGGACTGGATCGGCCACATCCGCGACGGCCTGGTCTGGGGCTCCTCGTTCGCCTTCCGCGCCCTCAACGCCCCGGTATCGGTCCGCGACGAGGTCACGGTCCGAGAGCTCCGCGAGGTCGATCTCCACGACGTCTCGGCCGTCCGCCACCCGGCCAGCACGGCGGCGGCGGTGACGCTCCGCCAGGCGCGGCGGACGCAGAGCCTCCTCGAGGACCTCGCCGCGGCTGGCTTGACGCGCGAGGAGCAGCGGGCCATGCTCGAACGCGACCTCGCGACGCTCGGGGCCCACGGTCCCACACCGCGGCGCGATGCGGCCAGAGCGCGGATCCGAGAGATCACGCTCGCCCACATCGACTGAGAGCCCGACCACGACCGACGTCCGGTCCCGGGTCGCCCGCTCTCGAGCCAACGGGGCAGGGGTCGAGCGATCCCGCGCGCCCGCGGGAGTTCGCCCGATGCTGACCCTCGAGCAAATGCGCAAGCGCCGCAAGGAAGCGGCCGTCCGGATGAAGGCCCTCCACGACGCGGCCGCGAAGGAAGAGCGCGACCTCTCCGAGGAGGAGGACAAGGAGTTCCGCGCGCTCGACACCGAGGTCGAGGACCTCGACGCGAAGATCAAGCGCGCCGAGCGCGTCGCCGAGCTCGAGAAGCGGACGACCGCCACCGAGCCGCCGCCCGATCCCGAGCTCGACCCCGAGCGCCGCGGCGGGCTCCCGAAGGCGCCCGCCGGCCACACGCGGGAGGAGCGGCCCTACTCGCTCATCAATCTCTGCCGGGCCGCCAAGAGCGGCGACGCCTCGATCGCCCGCGTCGAGCGGCGCGCGAGCGACGAGATCGCCGAGCGCATCGGCCGCGACGCCGAGGGCTACTTCGTTCCCTTCCGGGAGCTCCTCCCGGAGAAGGAGCGCCGCGAGCTCGAGACGCGCGACATCACGAAGGCGACGACCGGCGCCGAGCTCGTGGGCAACCCGCTCCTGCCCAGCGAGTTCATCGAGATCCTCCGGCCGGACTCGATCGTCGCGCGCCTTGGCGCGCGCATGATCCCGGGCCTGGTCGGAGACGTCGACCTCCCGCGGCAGGCCGCGGCGGGGACGATCGCCTGGCTCGCCGCCGAGACGACGGACCTCGCGACCGACACCAGCTTCGACATGGACGAGGTCCAGCTCCGGCCGAAGACGGTGGGCGTGCGCCACGACATCTCCCGCCGGATGCTCAAGCAGTCGACGCCGGCCGTCGAGGAGATCGTCCGCGAGGACATCCGGCAGACGATCGCGCTCGCGATCGACCTCGCCGCGATCAACGGCTCGGGCGCGGGCGGCCAGCCGCTCGGGATCATCGGGACGGCGGGCGTGGGCACCGTCAACGTCACCGGTGGCGCCACCTACGCCGACACCGTCGAGTTCATCACGGACCTCGGCGTCGCCAACGCGCTGCGCGGCCGGCTCGGCTACGCCGTGCACCCCTCGATCTGGGGCGCGCTGAAGACGGCGTCGAAGGACACCGGCTCCGGCCAGTTCCTGATCGAGCCCGACGGGATGATGAACGGCTACCCGCTGGCGCTCTCGAGCCAGATCCCGACCGCCGACGGCGGGATCCTCTTCGGCAACTGGGCGGAGCTCCTGATCGGCATGTGGGGCGTCCTCGACCTCTTCCCGGACCCCTACACCCTGGGCGACCGGGGCGGCGTCGTGCTGCGCGGCTTCCAGGACATCGACGTCCAGCTCCGCCACCCGGCCAGCTTCGCGATCTCCGACATCCCGTAGAGAACCGGGCGGGGCCGCCTCACCGGCGGCCCGCTCGAAGGAGGCTTCCATGGCAGAGAAGAAGACGCCCGAGGCACCGGCTCCCGCCGCCGCACCGGCGCCCGCCGCCGGCGAGGGGACCGTCCCGGGTCCCGGCGGCACCGCCGCGCCGAAGCGCCCGGGGAAGTTCCGGCTGCGCCTCCTGCGCGGCGCGGTGCTCCCGGATGGCCCGAAGGTCGAGGGGAGCGTGGTCGAGGTCTCGAGCGCGCTCGCCGGCCACCTGGTCAACAGCGGCAAGGCCGTGATCGTCTCGCCGGAGACCCCGGTAGCCGACGGCCAGCCGCGCTCGCGCGCGGAGCGGGAGGCGAAGGCGCGCACGCTCGCGCGCAGCACCTCGGCTCCGGAGGTGGCAGGAGCCCCGACCTCGAAGGGCTAGAGGAGGTTCCGGAACCGTGCCCGATCGCGTCCCGGTCGGGACCCATCCCGGCCTCAGCCTGGCACTCGTCGGAAAGGACGTCCCGCTCGCCGCGCTGACGAGCGAGCGGCGCGCGACGGCGCTCTTCCTGCGCCGCGGCGACGCCAACACCGCAAGCGGCCTCACCGTCGAGCTCCGCAACGCCACGGGGGGCGGCGGCGACGCGATCGCTCTCGCCTTCGGCGTGGGAGAGGTCTCGAAGGTCGTCGTCGGCGAGATCCTCGGCAGCGACTTCTATCTCCGGGTCACGGCCTCGGACCCCGACTCGGAGAACCTCTCCGGGTGGTTCCAGCTCGAGAGCGCCCTCGTGCCGGGGGACGCCACCGCGCTCACGACGCTCGCGCTCGTGCGCCAGCAGCTCGGGAAGCTCCCGGCCGACACCTCGGACGACACCTACCTCGACACCCTGATCCTCGGGGCGTCGGCGCGGATCCAACGCCACATCGGGCGGCTCATCGTCGAGAGCACGATCACGGCCGAGACGCACTCCGGAGGCGGCCGCTCCCAGCTCGTCCCGCGACACTGGCCGGTCTCGCTCGTCTCGGAGGTCCGCGTCGAGGGCGCCGCCGTCGCCTCGAGCACCTACCGCCTCGAGGGCTCGGTCCTCTATCGCGTCGCCGCAAGCGACGCCTACTCCCTCGACGTCTGGCCCTGTGGCTTCGGGAACGTCGAGCTCGACTACACGGCGGGCTACGCCGCGCTGCCGCCCGATCTGGTGCGCGCGGCGACGATCCAGGCCGCCTACGACTACCAGAAGCGCGGGACCCGGATCGCGGAGCGCGGCCAGGTGATCGACGCCGGCGGCTCGGCCACCTACCTAACGGGCCCGTGGGCGCCGGGCGTCCTCGACATGCTCTCGCCCTGGCGGGATCGGGTCCTCGGATGACGCCGCGCCTGCGCCTGACGGGCGATGGCGACGCGCTCGCGCGCGTCCTCGCCGGGCTCCGGATGCCCGCGGCGCGCGGCCTCTACCGGCGCGTCCTGCGCCGCAAGGCCGAGGCGAGCCAGGAGCGGTCGCGGCGCCACTACCTCTCGG